TACTAGATGTAGGTTCTGGTTGGAGATGGACTGAAAGACATATGCTGGAAACTAGCAAAGGAAGAATTGTTTTTGCTCATCAGTTTTGCAAAGACATAGCGAAGGCTTGTAGAGAAACATCTATGAGTTGCGTACAAGGTCATTTTCACACAGTATCTGAAGTCAAATATGTGGGTAATGACTTTCATTTAAACTGGGGTATGACACTAGGTTGTTTAATAGACAAGAAATCATTAGCTATGGCATATATGAAAGTGAATTTAGCCAAGCCAATATTATCTTGTGGAGTAATAACTCATGGTGTACCCTACCTCGTTCCTATGGTTCTAAAGAACAATGGATCATGGGATAATAATATATATCTATAAGGAGATAATATGGACTTTGATGATATATTAGACGATATAATGAAAAGATTAGAGCGAGTAGAAATTGCACTCGGTCTGGAAGGAGAAGAAGATGATGGATATGATGAAGAATATGATGTCGAGCTTGAAGAACAAGTGGAACATACTAAACAATAATGCGAAGATATTTATCTGCTGTGTTGTTGTATTAGTAATCTATGGATTAATATTTTAATGCTTAATCTGTTAGGTGCTATAGGTCCTATTGCTAAAATTGCATTAGGTGTGGTTGATAAGTCAGTAGAGGATAAAGATCTGAAAGAAAGATTAAAGTCTGAAATTTCACAACAACTCCTAAACAATGACAATAAGGAACTACAAGCCGCTGCTTCTATTATTAAAACAGAAGCTGGTAGCAAACACTGGCTTACTGCAACATGGCGACCAGCCCTGATGTGGATCTGTATCATAGTAATTTTTAATAATTACATCTTGATGCCATTCGCTAATGTTATATTCGGTACGTCAGTCGAGCTGTCAATTCCTGATCCTATGTGGAATCTTCTAACAATCGGTGTTGGAGGGTATATAGCTGGAAGATCAGGAGAAAAGATAGCTGAGAACTGGAAAAAATAGGGTTTAAACGAGCATACAGGGGGTATTTAAACATCTCCCTGTATGATTGCCTTCGGTATATAATTTTTTTTTGTATGGATAAAAAAGGGTAGTTTTAGGAGATACCATAGAATGATCTATTGGTTAGGTCTAGCTCCCAACCTCAAAACATCTTAGTTCTTTATTTTTTCCTTGGCACTACCCAAGCCTATTACTGTAGAATAGACCAAAGAGCTAATTACGACTATCTTTGCTTTCTCGACATGCAACTTCGACTAGCATGAATATCTACAATAAACTTTCTGTGTAGGCGTGTAGCCACCAGCTAATGCTTTACGCTTACTACCTTATGTCTTTCCTACACAGTTCCATATGGAAACTTTTAGGGGTAGGTGCGGAGGACACATGAATCTACCCCTGTTGTACTCAACTCAAATGTAGACGAAAGGTAAAATCTACATTCTACCAGTAAGAGTATTAATAGAGTACAAAACTTTAAAATGGAATGTCAGAAGAATTGTCATCATCAATTACATCTTTAGAAGAACTAGATGCATTTGATTCTTTTCTACCTACAATCTTAAGATCACCATTATACATTGGCACAACAACTTCTGTTGTGTATTTAGTTTCACCATTGTGTTCGTACTTACGAGTTTCTAGCTGACCTTCAACATAGACTTGCATACCTTTCTTGTAATGCTTCTCTACTGTTTCAGCTATACGAGGATCGAACACAACAACATTATGCCATTGTGTTTTTTCTGTTAGTTCGCCTTTAACATTATTATACTTCTCATGTGTTGCCACAGATAGCTTAGCGAACTTCTTTTCTTTACTAGAAATTTTAATCTCAGGATCATTACCAAGATTACCTACTAGTATTACTTTATTTATTGTCATTTTTTATTACTCCTTTATGTAATAGTTCTTGTTTATAAAGATCTCTAATATCTCTGATAGCATATTGAATACTCTCTAGTTTATTAAATATACCAGATAACTCATATTCTAAACGCTGATCTATTATTTTAGAATCTGATCTTGTTTCAAGTTCAGGTAGTCTAGACATTAATTTTGCTCCCTTGCTTCTAAATCAGCCATGTAATTAATTATTAAAGTTCTAATTAATTTAGACTGGCTAATATTATGTTTACTACAATACTCCTTTACTTCCATAAATAGTTCTTGGGGTACTGCAGTATTCAAATACCATTGACCTTTAAAATTAGGTTTAGGTTTTTCATTAGCTAGTCTAGTATGTATTCCGTATGAGTTCATTAATATGCTCCTTCCATTCTACGTTCTACTTGATCTTGACATAGCTCATCAGTTCTATCTCTGACTGCTAAATCAACTTCTTCGTCTAACCATTCTCTACCTAATAGAAACATTATTGTATATCGTTTCCATTTTGGTATACCATGAAATACACTATTGCATACTTCATAATGATCATAACCTTCATAATATTCTTCTAGAGATTCTGTAACAATATCAGATCCCCAGCTTTCTAATTTACTTTTAATCATGTATATAGTTTCCTTCCGATTAATTTATCTACTTGATCTCTATCTAATCTATAGTAACCCCATTGTTTTCTATCTAATTCAAAATTAGATTTCTTTAATGTTTTAACTATACCACCAACTAAATCCCAAGCATTAAATCTAACTTTAATTTCTTTATCACCTTCTTGATAATGTATTTGAAACATATTGTTATCAGGTGTCATAGAAATGTTAGTTATATTTTTCCCATAAAAATACTTATGGTTTCTTACTATTTTTCTAGGCATTACTTAGCTACCTTTAGTTCCTTTACTTTAGATTCATTTGCTGTTGCAAACTTCTGCTTCATTTGTTCAACATATTTATTGCTGTCAAATAAACCTAGAAATACATCAGCTGCCATACCTAGATGCGACATAGCTTTAGTCATAGCATCTGTCATAGCTTTCTTGGGTGCTTCATCATCTAGTGTACCTTTGGTATTATACAAAGGATTGACTGCTGATACTGGACCATACCAGTTAAAGTCTTTGTCAGTATCTTCACGCCAACCTATTTTTAGTTCGGCAAATACATTCTTATCTGTATAATTGTAAGATACTTCGTATGTCCAACCTTGACCGACTGGACCAAACTGATCGGTCATTTTCATAACCTGATACATTGGATCAGTTGTAGTTAAATCTCTACCAAACTTATTAAATGATTTGGTAAATTTAGGATCAGTATGTTTGAAACTGTCCCAGATACGTTTGTTATCACTCATTTAAAATATAACTCCTTCTTTTTAGTTAATTTATCCTTGTGAATCCAAGCTATAACATTTCTGTTATTCTTGTTTTTTCTTCGTTCACCAGAATCTTCTAATACACCTAATAGTGATAGCTCTGTTATTCTTGCTCTCACACTAATTAAGTTTTGTTTTATTTGGTCTGCTACTTCATCAGCTGTGTATGTATTCATTGGACCAAATTTAAATACATCTTCAATAGCATATCGCTGTCTTGGATATTTCATATTGATTTTATCAGCTGCTTCTTTGCTAGTTGATCGAGCCTTGTAACCAGCTTGGTATGGATATTGTGATTTGTTCTGATAATCCATTGATTTTCTCCTTCTGTTTTGTAAATGCATCAAAGTCTACATAGTCTGGTGGCTGAACATCAGATTGAACATAAGCCCACAAATGTGTTTCAGCATATAAAAGTCTATGAATAAACTCTATATCAGCATCAACCTCGTATATTTTGTGTTGCAGATTACCTATCAACACAGATAGATATGCTTTCCTAAATCCTGTTACCAACATGTAATGTTGTAACTGTGGATAATATCTATCAATCACATCTTTTGCACTAAACGGACTAACATGTTTAGCTTCAAAGATTGCTTGTTCGCTTTTTATTTCTCCGTCTACTGTTGCATGAAGAAATTCTATATCTTGGTTTTTAAATATCTTGTTATTATTAGATACTTTAAATCCAGTTTGTTTTTCAAACCACTGAATATTAAATGGTTCGGTATATATTCCCATTTGAACTGGTAATACATCTGACAGATCATCAGGTTCTGCTCTACCAGTTTTTATTTCCCAAATATCTTTCCATTCACCTTTGACTATTTTGATAGCATCTGTGCCACCAAAACTTACTTCGATCTTATCTGCTGGAATTTCGATCTGGTCTTTTCTTTTTTTAGTTGCCATTCATTAAGTTCCTTTCTGTATTTATTATATAGCATTTCTGCTACATGATAAACTTTTCTATTGTCTAATACTCTTTGAGAATTATATAAATATTCAAATCCTCTGTACTGTTCATAAGTAAAATACTTTTTAGCAGCTTTGAGTATCATATCTCGTTTCATCTGCTTAGCAGTCATTGGGCTAACAGATTTATCTTCTTCTTTTAATACTGTTCGTTTATATTTTCCTAGTATATCAGTTAAGTTTTTCATATTTTTCAATCTTAGATACTAAATCTCTTAAATATTGTAAATTACATTGAGTTATATCTTCAGATAAACTAATTAAAGAAGTAATACAAATCTCTATTGCTTTACCTTTAGCATGGTAAAGTTCATCTACTTCAGATTTAGTTAAACTAAGATATAGTTTCTCTTGATAGTATATTAATCTCATGGTCTTTCCTTTCGGTTAATGTTATCTGGCAGCCTAATGCATCTGCCCAGCAACAGAAAAGATAACCACTCGGTTTGCGTATGCCTACTTCCCATTTGGAAACAAGACCTCGAGCTACACCTAGTATTTCATCTACTGTTGCTTGAGTATACCCCAGCTTTTCACGAGCCGCAACAAACTGGGGTATAATTTCCTTATAGAATTTTTTGCCTAAGGCATAGTCCATAAGGAATTGATATAATAATTTAAGCAGCAAGTAAAGTGTTCCAATCTTGTGATTGCAACATAGATGCTACTTTGTCAGATCGTGATCTAAACTTATTCATAGGCTGTCCACGACCTTCTGGGTGTGTAGCCCAGTGTGTCGCAGTTTGATAAACAGCATACATGTTTACACCATATCTACGTTTGTAAGTTTCCCAATGAGTAGATAGTTCTGACATAGCATAATCCGACACTCTAGGGTGAATAGGATCATCTATTTGAGCTAGTGTATTCTCAAACAAATATCTTACATTTTCTTGTTTGATCTGCTTTCTAGCCATTGTTTCAAACCATTCTGGGAATTGATTGAAAGAGTCTAAAGCTCTGGATATATCAGAAGCACCGATAGAAGTCTTGGTATTCCAATTCTTTTTAGACATACCTTTGATCTTCCAGTCGGCTCTCATACAACCATTAAGACAATAGACAATGATTGGACCGAAAATAAATTGTTCAGCCCAACGTAAATTGTAGGCAGTCCATGCCCATAATCGGAGCTTCAATGTATCTTTGCCAAAGGTAGTAGTCGTACCATGAAATGTAATTAAACGACTGAATTTACCACCATTATCAATGATATCATCTTGTACTTCTACATTGTCTAGATCTAATGAATTAGATTCCATAAGACCTTGATTCAACATATTGACAAAGTCAGGATAAGTCCTGAGGTTTTCGGCTGATGCGTTGCTCATAGTAGCGATATATTTATCATCATTGAACAATGCTTTCTTGTCTGGTATTTGTTCCCAATCGCCATTCTGTAAATCGTGGTAATAAATTTCACGAATATTGGGGACAATGTTACAGTTTTCTGCTATGTGCAGTTTACTTTCTGTGGTTATCATATATATTCCTTTCTAATCACACATTAAGTCCTTCTGTTCTGGTGGGGGAGAATATCCCCCACTAGATAAATCTCTATAAATCTTCTATTTCAACAGTTTTAAGACGACTTAATTCTTCATCAATATGATCTTCGGTTTGTCGATCAGTATCTCGTAAAGATCTAAGCTGTTTTAATATACCATTAAGTATTAACAATTCGGTTTTGTTATACTTGTGTTCTGGCTTAATCAATATTTCTATATTGATGATTGCACTAGTTAAGTACATCATGCGTTCACCAATAGATAATGAACGCATTTCTAAATCATCTATAATGTCTTGATTAAGTTGTTTTACTTTTCCCATTTTCCTTTCCTTTCTCGTCAAGTGATTGTAGTTCTAATAAATGCATACGTTCTTGAGGAGATAATAAATCATTGTCTTTCAATGCTTTTATTAACTCTAGATTAACCATATACAATTTATGAACTTTATCTTGTAAATGAGATATCAACTTTAACAATTCTTCATTAAACTGCGACTGTTGCATCAATGTTTCCTTTCTGTTGTTGTTCATATTGATTACCTTTCGGATCATCAATATTGCCTATGATAGCACCTGTACGAGCATCATATACATGACCTTCTGGTGATATATGAAATACTCTTTTTTCGGTGCGATCAAAGCGATCACGATTAAGTTCTCTCTCGACTCGATTATACTTGTATAAGTTCGTCATTGTATTTGAGAACTCTGGATTAAGAGCTAAATGGTAATACCATACAGCTCTGCCTTTAGCATATTTAAATGCTTCGGTTGTTGCTACAGACCTGATTACTTTGCCTGATAGCCTAGCGATAGATGAGATCATTTTCTTTTACTCCTTTCAGTATGAATTGATCCGTTTCGGAAGTGTTGTAATCTTCTGGACTTACTTCTTCCATAAATCCAGCATCACATGTTAGACATGGCTCGTCATCAATATAACATTCGCCATTACATTCGGGACATATTACTTTTGTCATCACACATCATCTCCTGTTTTATTAAATCAAAATCTTCTTCTGTTAAGATCTTGAAATCTCCGTTTAAAAACGTCAATTTATAATAGTCTATTGTTTTACCATTGTAAATAACGCTGTATTTATTGATAGCTTTAAATGTTATCATCTATTATATCTCCTTCTTTTAGCTGGACCATTTCTATTTGATCCATTGCATAATAGAACTCATAATCATATTCTAGTATTGGTTTGATTACGTTTAGTTCTAGGATTGCAATAGCTGTTCCAAACCATGCTCCTACTGATAGTTCAAATAAAATCTCCATTATTTACTCCTTTCATAAAATAGTTTAAATGGATTGTTTATTGGTCTACTTACAAATGGTTTTCTGTTTTTAATCCTCTCTTTTCTTTGTCTTTCTTGTTGTATTTCCATTCGTAATGCTTCACTTACTTTTTTGATTTCCTTCTTGTATTCTTCTACTGTTGAAGGATAAACACCACGAGGTCGCATACCATATAGATCTTTGTATAAATCACTATAAGTTCCACCAAGATCACATAGTTCCTCATGTTGTTGTTTAGTTAGTACAGTATGTATCATTTTTATTTCCTTTCGGTGCGTTCACCCCCCCGCCAGAATGGTGTAAGAAGTGAGTTCGAGGGATATCTGGGCTGATTAAACCCAGATATCTAAGTAAACTTTGATAGCTAGTAATTATTTAATTACAGGCTCTAATTCATGACCATTTTGTTTAAGCCACTGAATTGCGTATTGACGCTCAATTTTAGATTTCTCAACATCTTTAGCTTTAGATGAATAAGGCACATAGGTTTTACCTAGTGTTTTTTGATAGAAATCAGTTTGAGCAGATCTCTTGATACTTAATAGCTCTAATGAATACTCATAATTAGCTTTAGTATTTTCATATCGCTTTAGTTGATTACCAAGAACCTCAAGGTTTTGCATCATGGCTTTTTCTGATGTTAAGCCACGAGATCCACCAGTGCTATCAACAACAGCTTGTAGTTGTCTTTCAACAGCATCAAGTTTGTCTTTCAAACTTTTGATGCGATAGTCAGTTCTAGCGATAGCTGAACCAAGATCGACCTCGATATTAAATAAATCATCAGAATCAATCTCTGGTTTGTATTCACATGCGAGAGCAGTGAATACAGCTTGTCGTTTGTTAGCGAGTGTGTTAGTGCGTTTATCGTTAGTTTTCATAGTTATATTACCTTTCTGAGGATCGAGTATTTGATCTCTCACAGCGATAGCGAATAGCGAAGTGGATCAGGAGCGAAGCGACAACGAGCGGGTGCGAGATCAAACACGCAGAGACTCAAGAAATAAGTGGTAATATTACATGAAAATAGATAAACGAAATAACCACGAGATAACGACAAGCCCAACCAGAGTCTACAGTATCAGCG